GCCACTCGCCGCAAGGTTCTTGTGGGTGGCATGAAACAGCACCACGCCGTCCGACATCGCCGCGTTGGCGCTCAGCACCGCGAACACCAGGTCGCCGACGGTGCGCCGGGCCGCGCGGCCCATCTTGGCCGGCACCTTGGTGAAGGCGTCGAGATCGTCGTTGATGATGGTCTGCCGGGTGATCGCGAACATGCGCCCATAGGTGGCCAGCATCGCGGTCTCGGCGTGATCACCGATGGTCCCGAACTTGAACTCCGCGCCCTCGGCCACCTCCTGCAGCGCCGGAAACTCGTCCATGCCGACCCGCTTGTGCGCCTTGAAATCGGTATGGGTGCCGGTCGAGGTGAACTTCTCGAACACCTCCGGCGTCTCGCCGAAGCCCTTCAGCATCGCCTTGTTCGCCACGTCCGCAAGGATCGAGCCGAAATCGGAGGTCGAATGCATCGCGCCGGCAATCGCCGGGGCAAAGGCCGCCGAGGCCAGTTGCATCACGCCACCGGCGGGCACGCTGCCGCCCTGACCGATCAGGCAGTGACGGGCCATCTCGCGCAGGGACATCGAGGTAAACTCGTTGCGCTCGCCGCCATCCATACCGACCTTGCCCAGCAGCGCGGCGGTCATACCCTCGCGCATCCGGTCGCGGCCGTCACCGGTGATCTTCATACTGGCAACATTGCGAATGTCGCCGCCGTCCTGGGCGCCTTCCGCCTTGGCATCGACGATCCGCTCCAGCGCGGTCGCATAGGTCACGCCCTCGTCGATCATGGTCTGCGCCATGCTCTGCGGCAGACCAGCCGCCGCGACCTTGGCGGTGATCTTCGAGGCGCGCTCGCGCTCCTGCAGCATCGCGGCGTTGGGATCCACCACGGTGGCCCCCGCCCCGGTCACCGTCTGCGTTTCGGCATCCGGCATCTTGATATCTTTCGACATCTCACTCTCCTTGGAATGTGGGGCATCGGCCCCGGTTTTGCGGCCGGAGCCGCCGTTCGCCGCAGCAGGCCCGTCGCCCGCTGCGCGCATATCCTCGACCAGCGCCGCGAACCCGTCGCGCGCCTCTGCCACCTGGTCGGCCAGACCGGCGGCCACCGCCGCCGCGCCGCGAAAGATCCGCGCCTCGGTCTTCAGCGCGCCCTCCATGGTGATCTTGCCGCGCCGGCCCTCGGCCACCATCTCGGCGAACCGGGTCCAGATCGCATCGTTGCCCTTCTGCATCTCGGCGCGCACCCCGTCGGGCAGCGGCTCATAGGGGTTGCCATCCACCTTGTGGGCGCCCGAATGCACCAGCGTCACCGCGACGCCTTCCTTGGCCATGGCCCCGGACAGGTCCACATGCATCGACACCACCCCGATCGACCCTGCATAGCCGGTTGGCGGCACCGTCACGGTGTCAGCCTGGCTGGCGATGGCATATCCAGCCGACAGCCCGTGATCGGCCAGGAAGGCATGCACCGGCTTGGCCTCGCGCGCGGCCCTGATCTGGGCACCGAGATCGAAAATCCCGTCCGCCTCGCCGCCGAAACTGTCGATCTCCAACGCGATCGCGCGCACCGCAGGATCCGCCGCCGCCGCTCGAAGCTGGGCGCTGATCCCCTCGTAGCTGGTGACACCGGACTGTGCCCCGACGTAACCACCGCGCCGCACCAGCGATCCGACCACCGGGATCACCGCGACCCCATGCACCACCGAGTACCCCTCGTATTGAACCACTGCGCGATGCAGATCGTCCCCGACGATCGACCCGGCGCGCGGGCGATGGTCCCGCGCCGCCGCCGCAGCGGCCGCATCCTGCCCTGGCGCGATGATCACCGCGCCGACGCCACCATCCTGAAGGCGCCGCCCCAGCACCGGGGCGATCACCGCCGCCTTGGCCGGATCGATCATCAGCGGCGTATTGAACGCCCGGGTCGCGAGCGTGATCGCGTCAGTCCTGTCCATTGTCCTCGTCCTTCTTGCTGTCGCCGCCGGTGTCTCCGGCGCTGGTGGCCGAAGCACCGGCATCGCTGGTAAAGACCAGTCCCGCCGACCTCGCCCAGGCGCGCTCCTCGGCGATCTCCGCCTCGATCTTGGCGGGGTCTCCGCCCTGTTCACGCACCAACTGGCGGCGGGATTTCTGCCCCGACCGCGTTGCCGTCTCGCCTGCCTTGTAATCCTTCGTCGGGTCGATCACCGGGCGCACCGGCGGCGTCCACCCGATCTCGTACAAATTTGCCGGGATATCCGCGGCCAGCGCGGCGCCCTCCGCGATCCACCCCGCGAACCTTGCGCAAACCTGCGCGATCATCAGGTTCTGCTGCCAGTCGCGCACGTTCGGATCCACATCCATGCGACCCATCCGGCCACTGGTGTAATTGACGTTGCTGTAATCGCCGGTCAGCGCCTCGTAGGTGATGCCCATGCCGGCCGCGATGGTGCGGTCGGTGATCCGCATGAAGGGCTCGTAACCCTCGACCGAGGGCGGTTCGGTAAATTCCATTCCCTCATCCTCACCGATCTGGAGAATGGTCCCGGCTTCCAGCGTGCCGATTTCGCCGTCCAGTTCTTCGGCGGGTTTGGCGCTGGTCATGATGCCAGCGAACAGTGCCGCGATCTCCTGCCGCTTGACCTGCCCATCCTGGTACTTCTGCAGCTCGTGCAGCAGGGTGATCACAGGCGCGAACCAGGTCACGCCGCGCTGCTGGCCGGGTCGGGTCGCCTCGAAGGCATGGATCACGTTCTCGGCCGTAACCCGCGTGGTCTTCGGAATTCCGCCACGCCAGCCGCCCGGGTGTTCGCTGTACAGGTGATAGGCCACCCGCCGCCCGATCCGGTCGAATTCGATCCCCTGCACCGCGTACCGACCGCCGCCGAGATCGCCGTCGATGTCGCGGTTCAGGAAATCAGCCTCCATCACCTGCACCTGGAACGGCAGGACAAAGCCATCCCCGGTGCGCCGCCACCGGCGCCGGAACAAGACCTCTCCGTCTCCGACGATGGTCCCGAACCCGAGGCCCTGCTGACCCAGCATGCTGCGCATGCCATCCGTATCCCAATCGGTCGTCAGGCAATGGCGGCGAATGATCTCCTCGAGCTGCGCCTTGCGAGGATCCTCCGCCTTGCCCTTCCAGGCCACCGTTGGCTGGATACCCGCGCCGACAACGTTGCCGACCAGCTGGCGGCGGATCTTCACCGCGCGCGGGTTGTTGCGCAGCATGTCGCGCCCGATCCAGCTCAGCCGCGCCGAATCCGCGCGCGCGGCCTCGATCGCATCGGTGCGATTGATCCGGAAATCGCTGCCGCGTGCCGTCCGCCCCGCACCCTGGTAATGTGCCGCGCGCTGCCGCAGCACCGCCCGCTGCGTCATTGCCACCTCCCGCCCCAGCGCCAGCGACGGCGCCAGCGGCGCGATCACGTCGGTCAGAGCCTGCCCGAGGGTCCGCTTGTTCGATCTCTTTGCCACCGGGCTCACCTCCAGCCGCTCTTGGTCACCGGCTGAAAGGTGCGCGAGGTCGCGGTCAGGCCCAGCTCACGCTTGATCTTGGCCTCCATCCGCTCCATCTCGCTCAGCGTGCGGAACTCGACCTCCTCGTCACCCAGCCTGGCCTTGCGGACACCCTTGGCCATCGACGCCTGGAGCGCGTCCAGGTCGCCCTGCGAATACGCCATCGCGCTATCCTTTCCTAAAACAGCTTGCCGCGCACCCGCGACCGCCGGGCCGGAATCACCGCCTCGGCCTTGACCTCTGCCGCCACCGCATCCAGCGGCACCGCCATCGTGTTGGCCGCCCCCCCCACGGCCCAATCCGGCGGGGCCTCCGGGTTGATCCGCAAGAGCCCCTTGTGCTCGGCCAGCGCCTGCGCCTGCACGCTCAGGTCCAGGCTTTCGTTGCGCTTCTGCCCCTTCTTCGGGGTCCAGCCCTTGTCGCCGCGCTCCTCGGCGCAGAACTCGGCGAGGTGATCGTCGCTCAGGAACTCCGCCAGCGGAAAGCTGCGCGCCGTGCCCACCGGGCGCATCAACGCGGCGGTGACCGAGTCCTTCAGCCGGTCGGTCGCCATGTTCAGCAGCTTGACCTTGCGGGCGCGCTTGTTGTTGGTCCGCCCCGGCGCCTCCCACCAGACCCGGTCGCGCTGGTGGAACCCGCCGTGCCCCCGGGTCAGGAACCACCGCGATCCCTCGCCCGCCTTGCGCCGCGCCAGCCAGAACAGCTCGGCGTTGTCGCTGACCCCCGCGGCGCCGTGAAAATCCACCGCCAGCGCCAGCGCCTTGAGCGCGTAGTCGGCCCCGCGCACCGGCCAGGACCGCGCGTCCAGCTCCTCAAGCGCCGCCCAGTCACCGGCGTATTTCGCCGGGTCGAGCTTGCGCTGCCCATCCTCGCCCTCCGGCGGCGCGGTCAGGTCGATCCGGTCGATCACCGTCCGCGTTCCGTCGACGCCCCAGCCTGTCACCTGCGCGGTGAAATAGGTGCCCTGCACGTCGACGCTCACGGTGATGAACCGCACCCAGTCCGGCGCGACCCCGCGCGCCTCACTGGTGCGCGCCTCTTTCAGCGCCTTGACGCTCAGCCCCTCGCCGTCCCCGGACCCGGCCCGGCGATGCGGCACGCCCACGTCGGTGTACATAAACCGACCCAACGCCAGGTCGTCGTCGAACTCCGCGACCTGTCGCTTGGCATCGATGTAGCGGGCCACCAGGTCGGGCCAGCTGGCGAAGGTCGCCGCCGCCCCGTTCAGCGCCCAGCTCGCGATCTCGGTCCCCCGGATCCGGCTGTCGCCCAGCGGCACCAGGTCGCCGCCATGATCGGTCTCATGCAGCCATCCGCCCTTGCCGCGCAGCGCGGCGCGGTTCAGCTCGGTCTTGTACTGCGGCCCGATCAGGCACCCGTTGTGCGGGCACTGCATCTCGGCCCGCTCGCCCGCCTCCAGCGGCGGCCGGTTTTCATCGAAGTGCAGCCGGTCGAACCGCGGCTCGAACAGCTCGCCGCACTCCGGGCATTCCCAGTACCAGCGC